AATGCTCTCGTGATGTTATTTTGAAAAATAACTGCAATGACAAATACTGAGGCTGGCGCAGCAGCAAAGCTTAATAGTAAAAGAATGTAATTTAGCGATTCCATTCGCTTATCCTCCAAATGCCATTAATTGATCAATTCTGTTATCTAAATCAGATTCACTTTCATAAATGTTGCATAGTGTTTCATTCCAAATTACGCCATACACTCCTTTGTAAACACTGTTGAACTTTTCTTGGCTCATATTGGCGAATGATATTGACCATCTCTCTTTGATTGTTCCACCATCTTGAACCGGCTTAATGTCGTAAAAGCCAGCTTTTTTCATAACGTGATCTAAATACGATTCAAGCGTTTTCATCCCCTCATAATCGAGCTTTGATTCTCGATTCAACCGCACATCTGCAAGCACGCTATCAGCTATTGGCTTTGTTACTCTTTGATAAAAATCTTCATCGTTTGCGGCAATCGCTATCTTTTTTGCAACCGCTTGAGCAATCCATTCTTCTGCTTGCGTAAGCACGCTAAATTCAGGCTGCCAATACTCAAATCCACAATCTAGCAATGCAAAAAATTTCTTATGATGTTGATAATTCCGATTGTTGCTAATTGGTATAATTTTTACCGCACTTCCAACTGGCAACCCCTTGAGTAAATTGCGGTCATAATCCGTTTCAGCTACAACCGCACCACTGGCATATTTAACTGCAAAAATTTCCGTTTTTTGCTTACGTTTACTTTTGCCCATCTTCCTGATGTTCCGTCTAGTGGATTTACTTTTTTTTACGCCACTCTACATTCTCGAATGAATCAATATGAACGTGTCGGATAACTTGATTCATCGCTTTTTGATATGGATTAAAAATTGCAATTACATTTCCACGGCAAACATCAACATATTTACCTGTTTCACCATTTAGAAATTTAACTCGGCCGCCAACGATAAAACGGATTTCAGTTGCTTTCTGAGTAACCAAAGTGAACCATTTTGTAGATATATCGATAGGGAGCAACATAACGACTAGGCAATTATTGTTTTCAAAGAGGCTTACCGCTCTTTCAATAAATGGCAATGGTTTGCTATATGGAGGATTCACGAATACGCTTTCATCATTTAGCGGATAAGTTAAAAAATCCTGTTCTTTTGTGATAAAAAACTCAGGCACTTTTGCATTTTCAGCACTGGCGCAACCATCACAAGTAAAGACGAACTCATTATCAAGCGGATTAAAAATTGATAATGGCGTTGGATAGGTATCTTTATCAAATTTTTGTTCAATCATTTTCTGTAACTCTCCCAATCGAATTTAATCACTGCTCCTTGACCCTCTTTCATTCGGTCGATGATACGGTCGCCAATATATTTGCCTAATTCTTCCTCAGTCAGATTGCTAATTAGAATTGTTGGCCGCATCTGCTCGTATCGCTCATTGATAATTTCAAATAAAATAATTTTTTCTGATTCTGTACCGAACTGAACGCCTAATTCATCAATGATTAACAAGCTCTTACTGCAATAAAATTTAATTGCATCTTCCTCAGTTAAATCGGAATCCTTGCCCCATGTTGATTTAACTTTTCGGATAATCCGCATTACAGTGGTTAGATACACATCGGATTGATGATTTTCGATTACGCTATTAGCAATGGCGCAAGCTAAATGATTTTTCCCTGTTCCAGGTTTACCGCAAAATACCAATCCACCGCCTAATCTGAATCGCTCTAACCATTTATCTGCGTAACGTTTGCAAATCTTTTTAGCTAAACGATTTTGAGCGGTTTCGACATAGCTATCAAAATTAGTTGAGGCAAATCTTAGCGGGATGCCTGATTTATCTTTTAGCTCTTTGATTTTTGCTTGTCTTTCCTCGCTATCAAAATCTCTAATTTGCTGCTCAACCAATTCAATTTCTTCTTTGATACAGTGTGGGCATCTTGTTTCAAACGTTTTACTGAAAAATTCAACTTTTCTTACATACTTAGTAAATTCGCCATGTTTCGGACAATACGCCTTAACTTGTTGGCTTGGCAGTAGATTTTCGGCTACTGGCAATCCGTTGATTGCGTTTTTATACTCTGATTTAAGACTGGTTAGCTTTTCTTGTAATTCTCTTTTATCCATGATTACACCTCGCTTTCACCGTCTAAAGCCCAACTTGGAACTTCTGTTTTCCCAAGATCTCTATCTCTTAAACCATTGTGAGCATCAAATTTACCTGTTTTGGCTTTTTCATTGCGCAATGAAAAGGCAGTTGATTGCCAATTCCAACTTGCATCAAACGTAACCCAAGTACCTCTTGCCAAGATAATTTCAATCGCAAACGAGGTTTCAATTCCAGCTATGCGAGCATTGTTAGCGATTAAAGTCATCACTCTTTCAGTGATTGGCGCTTTTTTACATTTACGATGGGCAATAAATTCATCGGCAAGCTGACCGGTAACACCATATTCAGCAAGCAGCTCTTTTACGTTTGTTTTTGCAGTGCGTGTATTATTATTGTTATTTTTAGTAGTGTTATTTATATTGTTATTTTGTGTGTGAACTTTCTTCACTACCGAAAGTGAACTTTCTTCACTACTGCTATGAACTTTCTTCACTAGTGAACTTTCTTCACTACTTGATGTTTTGTAGTCTTTTACCGAGAAAACTTTGGTTTTGTTTGAACCGATTTTTTGCTCAAGTAAGCCTAATTCAACAAGTCGCTCACAGGCATCTATAACTTTTCGATTACTCAACCCTGTAACTTTCATAAACTGGCTCACAGAAATAGCATCTTCTTCCTTGTTCCAGCCTTTTGTTTTTCTAACCACAAGTAAGTAACATTTCAATTCCGCACCTGTTAAATCGGCTAGCAATTCATCTACGACCGAATTAGGTAATTGGAATGAATTAACGATAAAATCACTCATTACATTAACTCCGAAGCATAACGAGATGCGATATATTCAATTCCTTTGCTTGTAACCCGTGTTTGAGTGTAATTGTGGCCGTATTCTGTTGTGCCAGTTTTTACATCAAATAAGCCTTTAGCGTGGTATTTTTGATAAGGTAACAAGTTTCCAGATTGTCTGAATAAAAGTCCGTCACCAACGAGGCAATCAATCATCGCTCTTTCTGGAACTCTTAGGATTTTGGCTGTTTCACGAAGTGATTTAGTTGTACCAGCCTCTACATAACGTTGAACAAATTCCACTTTAGGGCGTTGCTGTTCAATCAGTAGATTTTGTCTTTCGATTTGCTCCGCTTGGTCTGCTGCAAGTCTTAAAGCCTCTGATAATGTTTGAGGGATTTGCGGCATTTGTTTGTTTTCTAACTCTTGCCAGCGATCAACTAATCGAGCTGTGAATTCTGGTGATAATTGAGCAACCACCACATAGCTATCACGTTTAATTAATTGGTATTCTGTGACAACTTGACCTAGATGATTTTTAACTTCCACCATTGGTGTAAGTTGAATTAATCCCTTGTCTTGTAAGCGTTCAATGGTTCTTTTCACTGAATCGTGGCGAGATTCAACTAAATCAGCAATCTCTCTACTGCTCATTGTTAAAACACTTGAGTTTTTTCTCATCATCGGTGATAATAGTTCCATCTTTTAATACTCCTATACGTATTGATTGATTACTAACCTCTGTTACCGCAGAGGTTTTTTATTGCCCCATTTCTTCAATCGCTTTCTTTGCTAAAGTGATTAAAGCCTTGTGTTCATCTTGCGGAATAACGCAAGACTCCCCTTTTACGTGTACGCTTAACCCAATTTCATCGAGATAAGCACACACCATTTCGAGATAGTTAGTTTGGAATCTGCCAAGGTTACTTGGGTCAATCCCAATCTTTTCTGCTATCTCCCTGTTCGTCTTTTCGGACGATTTCTTGTAGATTAAATCCGCAATCTTTATTGCGTCTTTGCTTAATTCATTGCGTGCCATTGCGTTTGCCTATTGGTAAATTAAATTCATGCGCTAAGCGCAGAACCTGACTTAATGGGATTACTAAAGCTTCTAATCTCTTCCGCAGAAATACCGTTTTCCAAGGCTTGAGATAGAATCTCTGAATATCTGGTCTCACCTGTATATTCAGTTCTTGGTAGAGAATTTGATGCGCGCCATTTGTAAACTGCACGCACAGAAATACCGCATAAATCTGCTACTTTAGCTGCACCCAAAGAGTCAATAATGTGTTTTAAGCTTTTCATATATAACCTCTTTAAATGAACTTAAAGTACATTATAAAGAAGAACTGAAAGTACTTCAAGTTTTATTTATAATTGAACTAATGGTTCAAGGTGAAAAAATGATTACTGAAGAAAAAATTAAAAATGACTTTGCCGCACGGCTAGATATTGCGTGTAAGAGAAAGAACTTGCCAGAAAAAGGCAGGGGGAAAATCATTGCAGATATATTGAAAATAACGCCAAAGGCCGTGAGCAAATGGTTCAATGCCGAGACACTGCCAACTCAAGCAAATATTTATGTATTGTCTGATTTTTTAGGTGTAACAAAAGAATGGCTAACTTATGGCGATAAGAATGCCTCTATTGAGAAAATCGAAAAACAGAAAGCCTACCCTTTATTAAGTGCAGTCCAAGCTGGACTATGGACAGATATTAGCTCTCTTGAGGGTTTTGACGGCTACGAGATGATCCCAAGCACAGTGATAGCCTCTGAAAATTCGTTTTATTTACGAATTGAAGGAAAATCTATGCTCCCTCGTTTTAATGAGGGCGATTTAGTTTTAATCGATCCTGACATTTTGCCTACTCCTGGGAAATTCGTGGCAGCAATCAATGGCGACAACGAGGCAACGTTTAAGCAATACAAAGAGCTTGGCACGAGAACACCAGAAGGCATTCCGCACTTTGAGCTTGTTCCGCTCAATCCGATGTTTCCGACATTAAGCTCACTCAACCAAGAAATCCGTATTATTGGCGTGGCAAGAGAGCGTGTAGAAGCGCTATAATTGAAATGTCTATCAAGAAATTGACACTGGATATTATTGGTCTTAAATAACTTATATACCTACATGGTATTAATTCAATAAAAACATAGGGTTACACATGAATAATAGCAATTTAACTGCACCCCTACGTCAAGGGGCGCAAAAATGTCCTCAGAAATAGCACGATTAACATTAAGATTTGATGGGCTGGATGCCAGTTCACATCAAATAGATTTGTATTCTTTGGGCGAGTCATTGCAAGGGTTTGCTCGCATTCTTTCAACCGTTGGGCATTTCTCAGCAACACAGGAATATAGCAAAAACTTCTCTGTTCATGTTGTCAAAACTTATGCGCAAGAAGTAAGAGCTAATTGCTTTTCCGTTGATATGGTTATAGACTGGGCAAAACAAAATCAAATATTTTCCGGCTCTGCCGGAGTTGTGTTAGGAGCGATTTTGTCTTGGATTTTCTCGAGAAATAAGAATAAAACGGAAGAAATGAAACTACTTAATGAATCGCTTAAAAAAGCGATAGATATGCTTGGAAATAGGGATACGGAAGTTATTAATAGACTGGCCTCCACTATCGAAAAAATGGCGGAAGAATTGCGACCAGCGGCAAGACAGGCTGTCTCCCCTATTGGACAAAGCTGCAAAACAATATCTATCTTTGAACAAGGCAATAGCACCCCTTTAGGTGTAATTGATGAGAAAGACAAAGAGGAAATTTCTAAATTACAAGACGGAGAGGTAACTGGAATTCAGGAATTTAATATTGTCATATCAGAATTAGATAAACAAAAATCAACGTGTAAGGTTTCCATAAATGGTGCAGATAAACGTATAAGTGCAAGCATTTCAGATCCGCTAATTAACACACCTGACAATGTTTACTATAAAGCCTTTGTGTCAAACGAAATCCTGAAAGTTATTGGAAAGGCTATTATTAAAGATGGTGATATATCTAAACTTGTAATAATAGATGCCAGCTAATCA